ACCGCGACATGTCTGGCGGTACTAACAGTTATCTTCGAGTCTACCCTGGCGACGCTTCGGATGTCGGCAAAACCATCACGCTGCAAGGTGTTGATCAAAACGGTCAATGGATTCGAACGCAATCCGGAGGCGTCTGGATCGACGGTGAAAAGCTAACGCTTGCTTTGCCGTACACTCAATCGACCAAGAAGTTCACCACTCTGACCGGCGTCATCCGCGAAGCCACGAACACGGCAAGCCGTTTGTACGAGTACGATGCGACGACGCTGCTAGAGCTGGATCTGGCAGTTTACGACCCTGATGAAACTCTGCCGCAGTATCGTCGCAGTTACCTCGCTGATCGTTGCAACAACGAGGAGGACAAGCCGGTAACGGTGATGGCGAAGATGCGCCACATCAACGCGACGAGCGTGAATGACTACCTCATTCCCCCGTGTCCAGACGCCATCAAGCTGATGGTCATGGCGATTCGCAAGGAGGAGAACGATTTGATTCAGGAAGCAGTGGCCTACGAAGCCAAAGCTGTTCAAGCTGTGCAGGAGCAGACGATGCAGTATTTGGGCGACGCTGTGGCAACCATCCGAATGGTTGGCGTCGGATTGAATGGCGGAGGGTTTTCGCAATGGTTCTGAACCTAAAGGATAATTTATGATCGACCCGGGAACGGCAATTTTGGGCGGAGCGGCAATCTCCGGCGTTGGGAGCTTGCTCGGTGGGCTTTTCGGCGGACGTAAGCCGAAGGTTCCTGAGCTGAAGCCGATTGATTTTGCGCGTGAGCAGCAACAGGCAATTCAGCAGAACATTGCTTCGCTTGAACCTGCCACCCAACTTGCTCAGCGGACGACAGCAGCCGAACAGTCATTGCTTGAAACTCAGCTTCGCCGTGCGATTCCTGGCTATGACCAGATCGTTCAGCAGGCTGGGCAGAATATCGGCGCAGCCTTGCGCGGCGAGCTTTCGCCCGAGGTTTCCGCTCAGGTTCAACGCTCGACTGCTGGACGAGCTTTGTCTGGAGGATTCGGTGCTGGCTCTGGATTTGGTCGTTCGCTTACTGCGCGCGACTTTGGTCTGACAGCGATGCAGATTCAGAATCAGGGTCTTGCTCAGGCTCAGAACTTTATCCAGCAGCAGCGCACGTTTGGCATGGCTCAACCGTTCTCAGTGAGCAGCATGTTCATCACACCCGCTCAACGGATCGGCGCGATTCAAGAACAGCAGGCCAGAATGTACGGGCGTGATTTGACTGCCGCTCAGGTGGCTGCTGCTCCGTCGCCGATGCAGCAGGCGGCGCAGACTGCGCTTACCAACTTTGGCGGTGTTGCCGGTGGCGCGCTGTCGCAGTACGGAATGTATCAGGGGTTGATGGCTGGCCAACGTGGGCCGTCACCATCGTACAATCCTCAGAACGATCCTGAGATTTATCCGAATCTTTATGCGCCGACTCCAACGAGGTCGGATATCACACCGCTTTCTACGAGTCTATTCCCGGAGTACGGCTCTTCAAACTACGGACGCTAATCTTATGGCCGACCAATCTCTTCAAGCATTTCAGCTAGGTGCAAATCTGTTCGACCGCGCGCAGACGCAGGCGCGGATGATGGAGCAGTTTCAGCAGCAGACTGCTGATCAGCTCATGCGCCAGCGTCAGGCGGATCTTCAGAACAAGATTCAGTCGAAGGCGTATGCTGATGCGCTGGCAGAGTCAGAGGCGCAAAATCAGGAATATGAGGCTTTTCAGAACTTCAACCAGCAAGTTTCAGACTTTTTGAACAGCACGACAGAGGGTGCCGCAATGCCTGCGCTTCCTCGGTTTAAATCAAAGCAGTTCAATCAGGAGGCTACTCGACTCATCAACGGCCTTGAGCCGTATTCTGCTCGCGCAGAGCTGTTGAAGAAGCAGGCAAAACTTGCCGCTTTTACTGATCAGCTTGAGGGAAAACGAATTGATGACGCTCGAAAATATGGTGCATTAACACGAACCGCTGACGGAAAGTACGTCATTGATGATGCGTTGATTGCAAAAAAACGATTAGAAGAAGAGCAGCTTGGGAAAGCGGCTAAAATCTCTTCAGTTGCAGGTCTTGCAAGCGAAGATTCAATTAAGGCGCTTGGGCTTCCCCCTGAAATTGAGATTCAAGCAATTCAAACAATGCGCGCAAAACAGGCGCAAAAGTCTCCGTTGACTTCTGCATTGGCCGACTGGCAGCAGGCTCCTGAAGATCAAAAAGATACAAAGTTCCAGATCCTGAAAGCCGCAGCATCAAAAGCTGGACAAGACGTTATTGTTGGCCCTTCTGGAGAATTTGAGTTCAAGAAGGCGCTTCCACAGCAACTTCAGACCCAGTTGTTCAATGGAATCAAATCGGCCAATGCCGCGATTGACTTAATAGACAGCATAAATGATTCAGAACTTAAGAACGCATTTAATGTCAAAGGTGCTGCTAGAAGTTTGGGGCAAAAAATACCGCTGGTTCCAAAATTTGGGGGCGGATTAAACCAATCCCAATTAGATGTTAATCAAAAATTCGGCATACTAACTGGATTGTCTGCAAGAGGATTGCTTTCTGAAACCGGACGACTTACTGAAGGTGATGCAAAAAGGGCAGAACGATTGCTTTCTTATGGTTTTGCAACATCTAGTCCAGAGCAGGTAAGGCAAAGTTTGAATGGGCTAAAATCGCTTTTCCAAGAAGCTAAAGATAGGATGAAATCTCCGTTTGAAGGCATTATTGGAAGCCAAGAGGTTTTGAAAATTGAAGGTCAGCCAAAACCTTCCGCGCCTCAAAAGCCAAAGCGCGTCAGGCAAGGTGGAAAAATCTATCAGTTAGACGAATCGACCGACACTTACGTTGAGGTTGCTCAATAATTATGCCATTCGATCCGAATCAACCTTTTGAGGTGCTTGACGAGGCTTCTGCAAAGCCAGTCCAAGCTGTTGAAACTGTTGCCGCCGTTGGCTCAACCGCTCAACTTGCTAAAGCTGTAAATCAATCGGCAACCATTGGCGAGATGCGCCGCCGTGAAGAGCAGGGCCTTGTTTCCGCACTAACACCCGAACAGGTTAAACAGGCCACCATGAGCGATGCTGCTCGCATGGGTCAGGCGATGCAGGAGGAAGAGGCTCGACTTGCTGCGGCGGGTGCGCCGTCGATGTTTGACGAAACGGTTCCAGAAGGTGCAGCATCAATAGCCCTTGGTTTTGCTGCTCCAGAAATGGCTGCTGCTAGATTCCCGGCTCTTGCTCGCGCAGCAATGGCTGGAAAACTGCTCCAAAGAACTGGCGGTCAAGCTGCTCTTGGTGGAATTAGCGGTGCAGGTGCTTCAATCCCAAAAGCCGCAGAACTTGCAACTGAAGGCAAGCCAGCGGAAGCGGTTGGCGAAGTTGCTAAACAAACCGCAATCGGAGGTGTCCTTGGCCCTGTTATTGGAGAGCCGCTTCGGGTTGGCATGGCGGGATTAAAGGCTCTTGGCGGTAAACTTGGGTTGATCAACGAGACTGTTGCGAATCTTTTTCGACCCGTTGATTTGACTCCAGATCAACTCAAAACATTGAGGTCTGTTCAGACCATTGAAAGCGCAAGTGGCCAACAGGTTCCAATCTCGCTTGCTGAGGCGATAAATTCTAAATCGATTTCTAGGAAAATGGCGCTTGAGGGTGCAGAGCCTGACCCTGAAGCGATGACGCAGATTTACGAACTTGCGTTGCATCGAGCCGCTAACACGCCGAGAGGAAACCGTACCCCCCAAGAAATCAGCAGGCAGGTTTTTGATGTTCTTGATCCGCAGCGTCAGGGGCTTGGTAAGCAAGCGGAAATGGCTGTGAACGACTTTGCCTCAAGAGCCGCAAACTCCGTGAACAACGCTGAACAACGTGTGCTTCAGGTTGGAAAGTCATTTTTTGCGCCAGGAAGAAGCGTTGCTTCAATTGGAAACGATCTTAAAGACCTCGCTGAAAACTCCCTTGAGTCGGCTAGGACATCTTGGAATGCGGCATACACCAAGGCAAAATCGCTTCCAGAATACTCTCAAACTGCCGTTGATCTTCAGCCGCTGATTGATTACGCCAACTCAGCAGGATTAAATCTCGCAAAAACCACCGGAGGAAACATTTCGGTAATTGCTGCTCCTGCTGGCCAACGTGCGGCACTTGCAGCGGCTGAGGATCTTGTCAGCACCGCAACGCTTGAAGAAGCTAGAAATCTTGCTTCCAACCTTTCTCGACAGATTCGGCAATCCGGCGTTTTGCCGGGGGTTGATGTCAGGACAAAAGCTCAGCTTGCTGAGATTGCTGCCAATCAGATCAATCAGGCTGTCTCGCAAACGCCAGCTCTCCAGCAAGCGCTTGGTGCTGCAAACCAAAACTACGCCCAAAATATCACACGTTTCAGGGGAAACCTTAGCGAGGGTATTCTAAAGGAGATTGGAGAAGGCGGAGGACTGTCTGGAGAGGCGATTATCTCGCGTCTAACCGGATCAAATGCCGAGACTAATCTTGGTATGTTGACGGATCTTCTTGGTTCATCAAACGCACAAAAAGGGTTGGACCTTGTTAAAGAGGCGATTGTAAGCACCGCGTCTCAAGCTGGAAGAAAAGGCGCTGGAATCAATGTCGGAGAAATGTTCAGCAAGATTAACGGGTTGCCGGAGCCGGTTAGAAACAAGCTGTTTCCAAACTATGCAAACCTGAGAAGCGCGTTCATTTCTGAATCGCGTTTGGGTGATATCAGAAATGCAGTTAAATCTCCAGAAGCGTATCTTTCTTCTGTTAATGCTGATCCTAGATTTGTTGAGCAGATGCTTGGCACGACCGATAAAAACGCTCTTCAGCAGCTTGCTAAACGGGCTGTTCAGGAAGATGCGTCGGTAAAGGCGGAGCTTTCAAAACTCGGTTTGGACAAACTTGTAGAGAGGAATTCGTTCGATATTTCAAAGTTTGTTTCAGATCCAAACAATCAACCAAAGATCGCAAATCTTGTTTCACGACTTTCCTCCAGAAAGCCCGATGTGCTGCGCGATGTTCAATCGCTCTTCATTGATGATCTGTTGAGTCAGTCGAAAACGGGAGATATCATCGATGGTCAAAAGCTGTTGAATTTGGTTTCTGCCGGTGTACCTGCTGGCCCTGGAACCGCAGGAAGAGTGGCCAGCCCATTCTTTGAAACTGCCAACACGCTGCTTGGAACCAACGGGCGGCAGGAGCTTGAAAAAGTTGCTCGGGCAATAGCAGAAACCCCTGTTCCAGCCAAAACTGCGTCCGATGTAAATCGTGGTCTGATCAATTACATTTTTGTCGGATATCAAGGTGGAAACATTGCTCAAGGAACTCTTCCGGCTGCGCTTTCATTTTTGTCCCGTGTGGTTACCAGCGCGCCAGCGGTAAGGTACAAGTTTGCGTCAAAATTTTTGACCAACCCAGAGCTTCGAAAAATTGCGATGACTCCGATCAAAGACATCGACGCCGGAAGGTTTGTCACCTTTTCAAATCCTCAGACACTCGATCTGTTTCGAGACGTTACGTCTCAAACTGTTAAATCCATCAGGCAAGAGTTTGGGAAAAACTCCGAAGAGTACAGACAGGCGCTTGAGGTTGAAAACGAACTGCCATGAAAACCTCTCTCTCCAAAAAAGGTAACACCTACAAGGGCAAGAAGGTGACGCTCAACAAGCCGTTCTACACTCCTGGCGAGCGTAAGAAGAGCGCGGTGTACGTTAAGAATCCGGCTGGCAAGGTTGTCATCGTCCGCTTCGGCGATCCGAACATGGAAATCAAACGCGACAATCCTGAGCGTCGTAAGAACTTCCGAGCGCGGCATAACTGCGCGAGTGCGAAGGATAAGACGACGCCCAAGTATTGGAGCTGCGCTGCATGGATTCTGGCGATTGTTCTGTCGGTTTTAACCTCAAACCCTATTTGAATTTATGGACAAGATGAAACTTGGCGGTGGCGGTCGTTACGAGAAGCTCGTTGGTGAGCTTGAGAAGAAAGGCGTTCGCGATCCGAAGGCTTTGGCGAGCTACCTTGGCCGTAAAAAATACGGCAAGGCGAAGTTCCAATCACTCGCTGCGAAAGGTCGTCGCCGCGCCATGCGCGAGAAGGCTAACGCTTAGGTCGTCCCGTCCACGGCTTCTTCGCCGCTGCTTTATCCACGACGAACTTCTCAGGTTCCGCGTAGTTCCATGAGATGTCGCCGCCCGTACCACGCTGGATCATAATCGATCCGGTGACTTTTCCTTCCTTGTCAGTCATGCCAGAACGGTCTGCTCGTTTCGCCATGCCGAGCATGAACTTGCGCGGATTGTTGAAGCCAACCTCCTTCATGACAATCACCTCGCGCGCCCAGTTCGTTAGATCGGACGATCCGAATCCTGAGTAGGCCAAATCTGCCACGCTCTCCGGTTTGTCATCCTTACCCTTCGGCTTAGGAAAGTGATGGACAAGCACCAGAACAACGCCCGTCTCCATCATAATCGGCTGGAGCAGATGCCGCGTGAAGTTCGCGCAGACCTCGATGTTCGCAGGATTGCCGCCCATGTAGGAGAGCAGTGGATCAATGTAAACCAGATCCGCCTTAGTCTTGCGAACGAGACGGCGGAGCATTGTGGCGAAGTCTGTTCCGGTTCGGACCGTTTCGCGGAAGAAGAGCATGTCAACGCTCCGCAATCCTCGCTCCCAGTTCTCCTTTCCAAACGTCATCTGAGCTGCACCCTTGAGTGCGTCATGCTGATCGGCGATGTCGTTTTCCGCCTGGATGTAAGCCACTTTTAACGCCCGGACTGGCTTTACGCCAAACCACGCTTCACCGGACGCCCACTTCATCCCCTGATACGCGGCCATCGAGCTTTTACCGCAACCACTTTGGCCTACGAAGAGAAGCGATGAACCGCGACGTAACCATCTGTCGCCGATCAGATTGTCAGGATCATTCTTCGGGTCGTACTCGATGATGCTATCGAGCGAGAACTCCTGAGGCATGTCCTGCGACTCCAGATAGTCCGTGAACGCATCCCAGTTCACGACACCCACATTGATGGCCAACAGCTTCTGCTCATTGCCATCGCGCATCACACCGGCTAACCGGCTGAATCTACTCGCGTTCTTGTTCTTCGGATCGATGCCAAGAGCTTCTAACTGGCGATAGACGACATCACGACGCTCGTTCCATTCCTCCTTGTTCGCCGCATCAACTCGCACCCAGCCGTGCAAGCTCTTGCCACCGGAATCGATGACGACGGACATCGGCAGCTTCGACTCCTTGAGGATTGTCCATTGCTCGTCCTTGGTCTTCTCGTCCATCTCGACCAGCACATGGCGGAACGCTGCCACGCCGGAATCAGAACCACTCTCATCGAAGCATGGGTTGACACGGACGTATGCGCCACGGCTGTCAGGACCGTTCCACATGGCGCTGATGGGCGGCGTGAAATGGTTCTTAATCCATTCGTCGCGCTTGAGGAATGTACCCTTG